CTCCTACTTTGACGCCTACCCCTAGTACGACACCACCTTCAGCAATCACACCAAATACTTATAACGCTCTATGGTGGTTAGACTTTACCGATCAATCAAGTTTGTCTCTGACTGGTACATCTCTATATGGTGCTAAGAACTTATCCACAAGTATTGGAGGATATTTCTCAGCCAATACTGCATCTCCTTTAACTTGGTCAGCAACCTCTTATAACGGAGTATCTGGAGCAACCTATCCTTCAAATTCAGGTTTATCGAATCAGTTAGGAATGTTCATGGGTAACTATTCTGCATATACACACTTTGTTCATTTGAAGACAATTACAGATAATGCAAATGGAAATATAACTCAATCAGATAACGACACAAACTGGTCAGGTCAAACTCAAGGTTATAGATGGTTCAGTTTGAGTGACTATATTGCAGGATCACCACCAAACTTCCTAAGAGCATATACATTTGACACTTTAGGGAATTCTTGGACTGAACCCACATTCAATACAAGTGCTGACACATGGTATAAGGTAGCTGTTAGGGTTTACCAAAATGGTTCAACTGCTGTCAATGAAATTTGGGTTGATGGTATATTGGTTTCTTCCGGTACGACAACCGCAACCATAAGAACTTCAACTGATCCAATATTCGCAATAATGCAGAGTGGTACTGATTATGTATCAACTGAACACTTCTTCATACCATCCAAATTGTCGGATCCAGCAATGGGAGTGATGTTTAATTACCTAAACAATAAGTATTGATATGGAAAAAAATAAAAAATAAGATATTTATTAGTAATGGACAATCAAGACAAATCAAAATATACATTCCACCTTCAGGATTTCAATGCCGCACAAGTGCCTCAATATCAAGAGGTAATCAAGAATAAGCCGTACGTGTTCTATGGCGAGGACAACCTTTTTCCTAATCATTTGATGGCTCTATATCAGTATTCAGCTTTGAATAGAGCATGTATTAATGCTATTGTTAAAGAAGGAGATGAAGGAGCTGTAGCTATGGCTAATAGATCTGAGACTGTATACGAGGTGTTTGAGAAGTGTGTTACGGATAGAGTTTTATTTGGTGGATATGCTTTGAATATCGTTAAAGCTAATGATGGTACAATTTCTGAATTTTATCATTGTGACTTCTCAAGACTTAGAGCTGGTAAACAAGATGAGTTTGGAAAGATTGGAACTTATTTCTATTCGGTTGATTGGAGATCTACAACACTCAATCAAAACAAATACAAAGCCATCGAAATACCTTCATTCAATATGATTGAAGATTCTGAACCAAGTCAGATCATGTATTTCAAATCTTATTCCCCTGGCATGTCTTATTATCCCCCTCCTGATTATTTGGGTGGACTTACAACAATTCAATTGGATATCGAGGTAAAGAACTTCCACTTGAATAACATGCAGAATTCGATGATGCCATCAGTTGCTGTTAGTTTCACTAACGGGGTCCCGAGTGAAGAGGAGAGGGATATCATCTACAGACAATTGGATGCAAAATATTCATCATCCAATAACGCAGGAAAGTGGTTCTTATTCTTCAGTGAAAATCCTGAAACAGCACCTGTAATTACTCCAATTCCGAATAACGCTTCAGACGCGTGGTATACGCAAATGGCACCACAGATTGAACAAACAATCTTAACATCACATAGAATTACATCTCCAATGATCCTTGGTATCAAGGAAGCTGGTCAACTTGGGGGAAGATCGGAATTGATTGATGCTTACAATTTATTCTTAGAAATCGTTATCAAGCCGATTCAAGAATCTATGTTAAAAGATTTCGAGAAGGTCCTATTCCTCAGAGATCGTAAACCAATTAAACTAGCAATTGATCAGAACCAAATTCTTCCGACTTTGGAACAATCAGTTGAAGGTCAAATAGAAGGAATTTAATATGTCAAAACAAGTACTACTCATATCAGAAACAAAGTTAAAGAACTGGACCACGATTCATCAGAATGTGGACATGGCTTTATTAACCAATTGTATTTTCATGGCACAAGAGCTAGGATTGCAAACACTTATAGGAACAAAAGGTTATGAATACTATCAAAATCTTGTTCTTCAGGTTCAAGTTTCAGGTGGTTCAATGTCTCAGGCTGATAGAATCATGCTCGAGGATTATATTGCTCCATATCTTCTTCATAGAGCATATTATGAAGCGATGCCTGAGATATACGCAAGAAAGATGAACAAAGCTATTATTGCCGGTGAAACTGAACAAGGTAAGACTGTTGGTATTAAAGAGATGTCTTATTTCAGAGATATAGAACAAGGACGTTACGAATTCTATGCTCAAAGAATGCAGGATAGATTGAGATCCTATTCCAATGACTATCCATGGTATTATACATGGACCGATAAAGACGGAATGCCAAACATGACACAGACTTATTTCTCTGGTTTACATTTAACAGGAACACCTAGATATCCCCCAAGAAAAAATGCATGGTATTCAAACTTGCCTGCATATTTTGGTGCCGAGTATTATTGCTGTGGTGATTGGTAATTTTTAATTATGAATAACGAACTCTTACTATTAATTTCAAATACATTAACAGCTGTTGCTGGTTTCTTCATTGGAAAAAGAAGATCATCAGCAGAGACTGATAATATAGTTCTCAGAAACCTTGAGTTATCTGTAAATCTATATCGTGGGATTGTCGAGGATTTAAAGAAAGAAATCCATGACTTAAACCTTAAGATACAAGATTTGGAGAAGAAAATAGATGAATTACACGAAGAAAATAAAAAACTAAAAGCAAACTTATAACCTATGCCAATCCCTGATAAAAAAGCCGGTGAAAATGAACAAGATTTCATAAGCAGATGTATATCATCAATAGCTGATGAATATGAAGCTGAAGGACAGCCATATGCTATTTGCAAAGCCAAATATGATAAAATGTCCTCAATGGAAGAAGAATTTAAAACTTTGCCAACATTGGATTGCATAGAAAGAATGAAGGGAGCAGGATATAACGATGAGGATTCAAAACTGGCTTGTAGAAAGACCCCAAATTTGGACGATAATCAACAAGGTGGAGTTGTACCTCAATCAATGTCAAGAACGAAATTTGAGTATCCTCCGTTAGCCAAGGAGAAGATGGCAGATTTCATGGCTAGATGCATGTCTGACTCAATGGTTCGTGAAAGAAAACAAGATCGTGTTAATAGATCTAATTTCTGTTTTAGGGAATTTCAGAACAGATATATCATGACAATTGGAAAGAAATGGAAGTAAGAATTTGTAGGGCTTGTCATAAAGAGAAATCCATCAAACAATTTTACAAGAATAACACCACGAAAGATGGATATGAGGGGAAATGCAAACAATGCAAAATCAATCGTGTTAGGATCTACGAAAAGAAACCAAGGAAGTCACTCTATTTCGGGGATTGGAATGATTACTTCAGACTTGTTAATCCAACTCTTCAGGACTATTGTTTAACGTACACGTTTTTGGAAAATTTGGGTTTTAACCTTGAGAAGGATATACACACCCAATTCTGTGAAAAATACAATCTAAAGAAAACGGATCGTAAAAAGAAAGACGAGAACAAATTTTTTCATTTCGATTGCAAATAATTTGACTTTTCATTTTTTTTATGGTATTTATTAATAGTCCCTTCTGACTATACGGACATTAAAGAAATTATTGAGACCCCATCGGAGTATCCTTGAAGTCAGAAGCAAGAGAGAAACGATGGGGTTTCGTTTTTTATAAACTATGAAACGAATACCAACAATTATGTTTCCAGAAGTATTAGATTCCTTGGAATCATTATCTAACGAAGAGATCGGTCAAATGATGAGACTCATTATTAAATGGAATAAGGGAGAATCCGTTGAACCACAAAACTCATTAGAGAAGTTTGCATGGGCAACTATCTTACCAAAACTCGAAAGAGATAAAGAGAGATACGAAGAAATCTCTGAAAAAAGAAGAGACGCTGTAAATAAGAGATGGAATAAGAGTAAGGATACAAATGTATACAAAAGTATACAAGACAATACAACGAATACCAACTCCAGCTCCAGCTCCAATAATTCTTCTAAAGAAGAATTAATTGGTATAGAACAACCTAATTCGTCAGAGGACGAATCGGTTGTTAGTAAAGGTTTGGAAAGCCTTGAAAATATTTTCCCTCAAGGAAAAAACTATGTGGGAATAGATGAATTGAATCTGTGGAATTCTTTGAAACAAGCTGAGAAACAAATGATGATTAAAAGAGCTTCAATGTATATCAGAGATGAAAAGAAAAAAGAAGATGGGAAATACATCAAGAAAATGGGCAAATGGATGGTAGAACAAATAGAAAAAGGATTAGAACCAAAAACTCCTTCAATCAAAAACTCGACCAATGGTTCTGATCCTCGATTACTTCAACGAACAGATGGAAATCTTTATACGCTAATTTTATCTAAGGTTAACAATAAAACCACC